TACCGTACAGTTTGGGAAACTGTGGCGAAACCATGGACCAACGCCAAGAGATTTGAAAAGAGATCGGGGGACGTGCAGTTTTTGAAATTCAGGAACTACCTTGGGCATTTCAGTTCCATGTACCTTGCTATAGTAGGACCACATGTGATCCAGCGTGATAACTTTAGAATTCAAGGGAAGTTGTCTGCTATAATATTGTGATTGTTGTTTTTCGTCCATTGGAACAGCAATCCCTTCAATGCGGACACGATCAGGAGTTGTCACAATTTCTGAAACTGGTTTTTCATTTTCGTAGGCCATTCTGCAAACTTTATCCCACACGACTTTCCAACCTAGAATTGTTTCGTATAAATACATACGATCGCTGACGATTAGAGGCACTTTCATTATGCTATTATAGCCGTACTAGGTGTAAGCGGTTTGATTACGTTTTCTATAACGGCTGCGGGAGGCATAATGTCAAGTTTTGATCCTCTCCAAAAAGGGTAGACCGCTGCAAAGAAACAGACTCCAAAGAATCCAAACGGAATCACGCTAATTGCCCCAAATACATATCCTATACCATTGCTTATGAGTTCTCCGTATTTGAATGCAGCCACAATTCCTATAAAATAAGCAGAATACATGAGTGCATATGCAACCGCCCAGCCAATTTGGGTTCCAATGCTTGGACCATCTTGAGTTGGACCATCTGCCGGGGGAGCTGATATAGAAAATGTCGAGTTATCTTTGACCGACTCCGAATTCTTTGCACCGTTGAGAGTGTAATCTACTTCAAGTACCTTTTGTTTATTTGGATTGGGATCAGGTATTCCCAGCGCAGATGGACTTACTTTTAATTTAATAAGACCATCGCTAATATAATTCCGGATTGCATCTGTGACATCTGTCATATTTCCAGGGTATCCGTATTTTGCTTTTTTGATGTCCAGCCCACTTGCAACTCTTGCGGGGGGTGCGGAAATAATAATTGCTTCCTCATCATATGCAGACTTCGTATTCACATCTCCATTGTTGATTGTGTAGGAAACAGTAACTTGTTTTGTTTGTCCAGGAGCAGGATCTTCAACTCCTAGAGAATCAGGACTCACGACTAAATTTAGTTCACCCTCTTTGATATTGGATGAAACTGCAGCTTTTACATCTACCGTATTTGAACCTACGCCATACGTGGCTTTTGTGATTTTGATACCTGTTGCCATTATGAAGAATCTAAGAAGAGAATACTACGCTCGCAACTCCGCCCATAACTCGCAGGAAGTTGTAGGATTCCACAAATGCACGAACGTTATAGCTGTACTGCAGTGTTGCTGCACTCGATTTTGTTATAACTGTTACAAGATCATCTGGACTGTATAGTGGCTTTCCTGTCTTTGGGTCTACAACCGGTAAACCGGTTACGGGATCTGTTATACTCGTTTGAGGAATAACCGTAGGATTTGGATTGAACACCGTTGATTTGAGAACGCACTGAGTAGTAACCGTGTTGGGAGACACGAGTGGCGGTTGAATGTACGAGTTTCTTAAAATAGTTTTGTTAAACATTGACCCATTCAGGTGTCCGGAGGGCTGATGAGTTCCGTGATCAAGTGCAAACGAATAAGAGTAGATGCCTGGAATAGATGTTAGTGCTTTACCAGTATGATGACGATAGGGTTGCATCTGTGAAAAGAAATCAGTTCCTTTTGTAGTAAATCGCTCTTTGCCGTCCAGCAAAATTGTCGAATTCAGCAGAATATCCCGGGCCGAAACAGATGTTAATTGACTTGTTCCAGAAGAATACCAGGGAGTCATGTTGAAGATGGTGGTTGAGTCGAGCGGAGGCTCGTTTGGATTTTCCCAGTTTGTGTAATTATCGTAATCATTGTTAAGAGCAAGATCGCTTCGCTGTGCAACCCACACAACTCGAGTTGCCAAATTTCGCATCGTCAACTCCAGGTCGTTAGACGGACCATATTGACCCATCGTAGAAACGACGTCCAACTGAGAGAATATGAAGGAATGCTGCGACTTTGCAACATGTACCATTTCTGCGTCAGACAGCCAAATGTAGTTGGCTTCGATGAATGGATTCAAATTCCAGGATGCCAATCCAGGATTTACCACTGCAGGAATAGATCCTGTCCGACTGTACAGTGGAGGCGATAAGAAGTTATTTATAGAGAATAACGTACTGCTTATATCAGGTGCAATGCGAGTTCCAAAGTTGGGGTTTGCGGTTCCACCAATCGTTTCACGAACGTCCAACACCGTAAAAAGCTCATACATATTTTGGAACTCTACAACGATTTCGATTTCGGAGTGCTGCAGTGCAATCAGAGGGAGAGCAGCTCCCACATTTTCACAAAACCAGAAGTGCAGAGGAATGTGAAGATTGCGTCCAGGAATAGAAGGTTCTGCCGGTTCAGTCGCAGATGAAATGGCGTTGGGATACTGATTTACTCTGTCGTACGCATTTGCCGGATCATACATTTCCTGAACATTTCCAATCATACGATTTAGAATTTCTTTTTTATTTGCGTCAAATTTGAGATTGGCGTACAACTTCATCCATTCACCTGTATGACGTACAACTTCCTGACCATTGATCAGAATCGCAACATAATTGATCATGTTGTACCCCAAGCTTTTGATCCACTGAAATTGATACCCAATTGCATTAGAACTTGTGTTTAAGTTAGGATGTACGCCTGAAACGGGATACACAGGAGAATAGATATCGGGGAGCGTCACAACAACATAACAGTCGTGCAAGAGCTGAGCAAACCGTTCAACTTTTGCTCTCAAAGTTAGAGTCCCCGCAGGGGGAAGATTCAACTGAGAAGACCGAAACACAAGTTTGAAGTGTTCCATCGCAAATTCGGAATGACGTTTGTACATTGATCGAAAGTGAGTAAAAGAGGGATTTCCCGTCACAAGATGATCTTGTGCACCTTTGCCCACTAACTGCATTAAACCACCTGGCATCTTGTTATATGAATTGTAGAATTCATATTGTTTAATTGGGCGTATTCCGAAGAATAGGAGGTTGCACTGGAAACATTGCTTCAATATCCAGATCCGCACCTTTCCATTTAAAAAGAGGAGGATTTGCAGGAAGATCTCTCAAAGCTTGACGATATGCTAGCCATTCATCTTTATTTGATAATATTTGAAAACTATCCACGGTCATGACCCAGTCAGTCTTTGCGAGTTGCCGAGTTCGTTCAAACCGAAGAAGTTTCATTCCAACTAAGTTTTCTACTAATGGATACGCTTCAGTATACATTTGCCACGTTATTGGTTCTGGTGCAGTATACTCTAACTTTAAAAAATCTTCTTCGTTAGTGGGATCATCGTTTCCTGTAACATTCACAACTTCTGTTGCTCCGAGATGTTGTAAAACTCGATGTGCAAGAATCATCATTTTATTATGCTGTGCTGGATATTTCATAAATAGTTAGAACGCCACGCCGAGTATTGTAGACTCCTCCATTAAAACACTGGTATTGTAATTTGAACGTATCAGCTCCACTAACTGTTCCAGTGTATCGCAGTGGCGAGAACCATGATAGCGATGACATGTTGCTAGTTCCAAGTTCCGTATAGTACTGGGCTGCTGATAATTCTGTAGCAGCTGCATTAACAATACGAAACCGAATACCATCATCTCCCTGTCTTGATGTTTGATACGTTTCAAATGTTGCCTCAACCAATAATGTTACAGTTCCAGTTTGTTTAGGAGTGTATGCTACAGATATCAAATCAGTATAAGCTGTTGCAGAAAGAGAGTTCCATGTAGCTGTCATGTTGTAGGTACCAGTTGCGACAAACACAATATTTCTGCTTCCACGTATAACACCATTTACATCAAGAGTGTGTGAAGGGGTAAGTCCAATTCCTACATTTCCACTACTATTCACTAGTCTCATGCGTTCCGTAAAAGTTGATCCGGTATAGTACCCCCACGTTATTGCAGTTCCGGAAGAATCAGCAGAATTTCGAAATTCTCCACTGAAGACCCCCAACCCCATTACTCCCGATGAGGTATACAGTGTAACTTTATTTCCAGCTGTACTTGGAAATTCGAGAAGACCATTAAGCCCAAGCGTAGATCCGTTAAATGTCAAATTTGCTTCCGCATTAGATGTAGACGCTGTCCCTAACGATGTCAGCACTCGGTTATCTGTCGCATTTGAAATTGGGGCGATCCAGGATCCCCAAACTGTTGTGCTTGCAGATGCTCGCACGTAATA